CTATGATCGCGCTGGCCGTTATGACCGCTATGGTCGTTATGACCGCTATGGTCGTATGGACCCCGAAAACCGCTACTACGATGACGGCCGTTATACCCGTGATCGTGAAAACCGGCGCGATGGCTACCGGGTATGGAACTTCCGCCCCCGGTATCGTTGCCCCCAGAACTACATGGTTCGCATCGAGCTAGATTTGGGCGGCCGTGACAGGGATCGCAGGGACCGTGAGGATGAGGAACACCGGTACCCGAGGGACCGCAGATGACCACTCTCAATGATGCCATTCGCGTAGCGACAGGCGGGGGCACTGTCAATGACGGCTTGTTGAGTTTTTTCAAGGCTGGGGGGGCGAGCGCGAACGCCACCTACGGTGATGCGGAAAGGCAGTGGCTCCTAGGGCAGCTAGGGCTACCCGTCACGACCCCCGACACAAACAACGACCTTTGGATGAGGCTCCTTGCGCCTTATCCCGGCACTATCAATGATAAGATGCTGGCCTATTGGCTGAGCAATCCTTCGCCCAACCAAGTCACTGAGCTTTTGTTCAGCGCCGGAGAGCCCGGTTTCTGGCACGATTACAGTGATTTTAGTACCATGTATCAGGACAATCTGGGTATCCTGCCGGTAACGGCAGTTGAACAGCCCATGGGTCTGGTACTGGATAAGCGCTATGATCGGGCCCGTGGCGCTGAGCTATCGATTAATGGCAACTTTGCCACAGGCACTTGGACTACTGCTCCGGTGCGGCCTACAGGTTGGGTACTAAGTGGCGCTGAAACGGGTAGCGATTTCGTGCAGCAGGTACCGACTGGCGCGCGGGTGGTTACTACTGGCGCTATTATGGGTGTGCGTCAAGATGGGATTCTGACGGTTGGTAAAGTCTATGAGGGATATGTAGATATTGCCTCAGTGGCAACGGGAGGCTGGATTCTTTCCCATAACGGTGTCAATCTTACCAATGGCACTACTGGCACTATTGCACATGTCATTTTTACGGCTACCAGTTCCTCTGCTATTGAGGTTAAGCGGAGTGGTGGCGCATGTGATTTCGTTGTCCGGTCTGTCAGTGTTAAGGAAATCCCCGGCATCCATGGCACGCAGGCGACCGCCGCTAACAGGCCCGTAGTTTCGGCACGTCGGAATCAGCTTATTTCAGACCTCTCGCTAGCAGTGGTTGGAGTCATTGGTTCGGGGGGTGCTTTGCCTACTGGCTGGAGTGTCTCCGCAGTTGCCGGAATCACGCGCGAAGTGATAGCCAAAGGCACGTTGCCTGATGGCCGGGCATATTTCGATTATCGGGTAAGCGGCACTAATACTTCCGGAGCCCTTGGATTCGCTGACATTTATATGGGCACGGGCGTTGCTGCTGCCATCGGTCAACCGTGGGTTTCTTCTGCCAGAATACAGCTATTGGCTGGCGATCCAAGCGTAGGATTTAACAACCCGCTTCGTAGGCTCTTTATATCCGAGTACAACGGTGCAGCCTTTGTCACCAATACTAATTCTGTGCAAACCATAATTGCTACGGAGCAGCTATTCACTGCGGCACGAACATTCACAGGTGCGGCCACTAATCTTGCCCGTGTCGGCATTGATATGGCAATAGCTATCGGTGGTACAGTTGACCTCACCTTCCGTCTTATTCAACCACAGCTGGAATACGGCCTAGTTGCCACCCGCTTCCAACGCGTCACTACCGCTACTAATTACGATAGCGCGGGCTTCCCGCACTATCTGCGGTTCGACGGGTCCAATGATTTCTATGTCACAAGCAATATCAACTTCGGTGCTATGGATAAGGTCACGGTCTTTGCCGGAGTGACTAAGGTAAGTGACGCTACGATAGGTTGCGTATGTGAGCTATCCGTTGACACAACGCTCAATAACGGTACCTTTAGGCTATTTGCGCCTAATTCAAACGCAACCCCCGGCGTTTCATGGACCGTAAAAGGCACCGTTGTTGCGCAAGCCGGAACCAGCCTTGGCATTCCTGCCCCCGATACCTCATACTATACCGGCATTGCTGATATTGCAGGGGACGTAACCTCCCTTCGCAGAAATGGGGCGGTCGTAAATACCATAGGTACTGACCTAGGAACAGGCCCCTTCCTGTCATATCCCATGTATGTCGGCTCTCGCGGAAGCGGCGGGCTTGTATTCAACGGCCAACTCAACCAGCTTATTGTTAGGGGCTCAACCGTGGCGACACCCCTAGCGACGATCCAAGCAATCGAGGCATATGTCGCCGGTAAAACCCTGTATACCTAGGAGTACGAAATGACCATCACCCTTACCGTCCTTCTCCTTCTTGCACTCGTCTGCCTGCTGCTGGCAGCGTTCAATGTCACTTTCAGCCCGCGCGTGCATCTGGGTTGGCTGGGGCTGGCACTCGTCACCCTCGTTGCCGTTATTGAACGGGGCCTACTCGGCTAAGGAGCCCCCTATGCAAACCGCAGACTTTGATGTTGAAGATTTCAAATCCCGTGAGGCCGGTGATAAGTCGGTCTATGTAAAGTTCTATGTGCGGCCCAAGCTTGATGAGGCCGCATCGGACGAAGCGGGCCGACCCATTTACAAGGATGTTGACTATGTGGAAATCCGTGTCCCCGGCAACCAGACCAATATCATCCAGCGTCCGGTAACGGATATGGACAAGAAGCGTTTCGCACCCGCCTATAGGGAATTCAAGAGTGGCGAAACGGAGCAAAACATCGGCACACCTTTGGTGGAAGCGCCTTGGATTACCCGCTCGCAGGTAGAGGAACTTTCTTACCTGCGAATCCGCTCGCTGGAACAGTTGGCAAACGTCAATGATGACGTGTGCACTCGTATCCCGGGCCTGTTCAAGCTGAAACAGCGGGCGCAGAACATGGTGGACAAGGCGGAAAAAAGTGCCCCGTTTATCAAGATGCAAGCGGAGTACGAAACGCTAAAGGATAAGCTGGCAGCGATGGAGAATACCATTGCTGAGCAAACTGCCCTTATTGCCAACATGAAAAAAGGGAAGTAAACCATGGCCGTCCAAGACTCTGCTATCAACACTGTAAATCAAGCATTGCAGGAGCTTGGACTTCCGCAGGTTCCTACGATCCTTTCTCCGTTTGATGACCAGACCGGGTTTCAAGTGCTCGGTCTGGTCAATTCTCTAGGCACTCAGCTGGTCAAGGTTCACGATTGGCAATTCCTTGAGAAAACACTTACCATTCTTTGCGATGGTGTGGCTTCTGAGTTTGACCTTCCAGCGGATTTCGGAAGGATAGTCAATCAAACGCAATGGGCGAGTACCAATCAGCGCCCCATGTTTGGTCCCATGAGTCCGCAGGGCTGGTCATGGGTGCAGTTCGGGATCGTGTCTGTAGGTGTGTATTACAGGTATCGTATCCTGCGTGATAAGTTCACTGTATTTCCTGTTCCCCCCGCAGGTGAAACACTTAATTTCTACTATATCTCTCGTAACTGGGTATTTGATCCAGTAACGTTGATGTATAAGGACAAGGTAACAGCGGATGCGGATGAGCCTGTATTCGATAGCTTCCTGATGACTGCGGGTGTCAAGTTCAAACTATGGAATGCAAAGGGCATGGATGCCACGGACCTAGGCAACCAGTTTGACTACATGCTGAATGCTGAAAAAGCACAGACAACCGGGGCTCCTGTCATCCACCTTGATAGCAGGATTGATTACTTCTATATCAGCGGGCAAAATGTACCGGACGGGAGTTGGAATACATGAGAGGGCTCCGCCAGCAAAAAGTACAGGTCAGTCAAGCGCTTGCGCTACCTGCTCCCGTGGGCGGAATCAACGATCTTGACCCGCTGGCAATCATGGGCCCTGAGTTCATGATTGATGCCATGAATTTCTTCCCTGATACCGGCACACTTACTGTGCGCAATGGCTATCAGGAATGGGTGACCGGGCTGGTCAACCCCATTAAGACCATCTTCTCATACAATGCCGTGGACGGATCGTTCAAGAAATTTGCGTCTACGGACGTTGGCATTTTTGACATTAGCGTGAGCAGCAATGCTCCTGCGGCGGTAACTGCCATTACTAACGGGCAGTTGGAGTGGACAAACTTTGCAACCGCCGCAGGACAATTTCTGATTACCGTGAACGGTGCACAGTCAAAGCTTTTCAATGGTACTACGTGGACTCAGTTCACACAGGTAACTACACCCGCCGCCCCCGGCGAAATAAAGGGCGTCAATCCAAACACGTTCAACTTTGTCCTCGTACATAAAGGCCGGTTGTGGTTCCTTCAAACCGGCTCCATGACTGCATGGTATTTGCCCATCGACTCAGTAGGTGGCGAAGCCAAGCCGTTTTTCCTAGGTGGTCTTTTCCGTCGTGGCGGATACCTAATTGCCATGGCACGATGGAGCATGGATACAGGTGAGGGATTGGATGACAGACTCCTATTCATCACTTCGACTGGCGAGATTGCATCATATTCTGGCAATGATCCTTCCAATTCTGCGGATTGGACTTTGGATGCAATCTTCTTTGTTGCCCCGCCGCTTGGTCCGCGCGCTGTGGCAGACTACGGCGGGGATACTTTGTTCCTGTCCCGACGCGGCCTCATTCCGTTGTCCACTTTGATTCAGGGTTCGGCTACTGAAATCCTGCTATCAAACGTATTGACCCGCCGCATCTCCCGGACGCTCATTAGACTAGCTGCGCCTACTCCCGCGCGCTTCCCTGTTGAAGTGGGGTTCCAGTCGGAGCTTGCTCTGATCGCCATTAATATCTATGACGAGAGAGCCCAAGCCCCAGTCCAGCTGGTGATGAATCTGCTTACCGGAGCATGGGGCAAGTTCGACTATCCTGTTCGCACGCTCCGCACGCTCGATCGCACCGTGTATATGGGTACTGACAATGGACGGGTATTGATACTCACTCCTAACGAGCATGTGGACGAGGTTCTACGCGATGGTACAGGTGGCAATCCAATAGAAGCATATGCGTTCAGCGCGTATAGCTACTTGGACAACCCGACGGCCAACAAACATGCCAAGTTCATGCGACCCATATTTCATACCGAAGTCAAGCCCTCTTTCAAGATGCGAGCCTTGCCGGACTTCCGGCTCGACCCGTTCCTGCTTCAACCCACTCCTAGTTTCGCGCAGGGTAACGCTGTGTGGGACGTGAGTCTCTGGGACGCTGCTAACTGGGCAGGACTAGAGAACGTTTATCGTCCATGGGTATCGGCTAACGTATTGGGTTACGCTTTGGCGTGGCAGCTGCGTGTTTCTACATCCTCCCCGCTATCCGTTGCAGCAGTGGAATGGGTGTGGGAAGCTGGGGGCCTGATATGAGCCGCTGGATCAACACAAACAGGCTTGTACTCAATGAGTATTCCAGCCTCATGGGCGGGGCTCTATTTACGCAGAGCGCACAGGTGCTTGCAGAGTACGATGACAATGAGCCTATTGCTATCGCCGTATTTGACCAATACAACGGCAAGAGTATTCACTTGCATGTGTGGATAGCCAAAGGGCGGAGAGTATCCCGCACCTTCTGGTGGGCCGGGCATGACTACTTGTTCCGTCAGCTAGGTGTGGAGCATGTGTATAGCCCTGTCTCATCATTCAATAGGTCAGCTATTAAGCTGGTAGAGAATCTGGGATATGAGCTAATTTCCACGCTTCCAGACTATTACTCTGATGGTAGCGATTGTCTCATGTACCATGGCACAGAAAAAATGGCAACTCATTGGCCCCACCTAAAGGCTAGGGCTACTCCGGCAATATATCGGGAGGAAGCATGACATGGGCAGCGGCGGAAAAACCCCTCCCCCTCCGGACTATGTAGGTCTAGCCAATCAGCAGGCTGGAATCGATGCTGCTGCTGTTGAAAGGCAGACGACTGCCAATAGGCCAACACAGCAGAGCCCTACTGGCTCTATTTCGTGGCATGTTGATCCGGCTACAGGGCAATGGACCCAGACTGAACAATGGAATCCACGGACGCAGCAACTTTACGATGCGTCTATGGCCCAGCAATGGCAACAGCTAAGCGGCGTTCAGGGGCTATTGAATCAGCAGGGCCAAGGGCTTAATGCTCCGGGCACTCCGGGATATCAACAGCACAGCCTTAATGTGGGCCAGTACAACCCCTATGCCTTGGGCATGGGCCAGTTTAACTCTGACGTACTAAAGACACTGCCTAAGTACGATCAGGCATCCGGCGATGCGTTTGCCAACAAGTATGCTGAATCGCTGCTGGCACGCATTCGTCCCAGTCAAGCAACCGACCGATCCCAGATGGAAACTAGGCTTCGTTTGCAGGGCCTACAGCCCGGTACCGAAGCATACAACCGCGCCTATCAAAACCTACTGACCTCGCAGGGTGATGTGACCTCGCAGGCACAGCTACAAGGCCAGCTGGCGGGATCGCAGGAAGCACGCGATGTATACGGCACCCAACTCCAAGGCGCTTTGGCTAGAGCAGCCGAGGAACGGAACCTATATGGCACGCAGCTTAGCTCTGCTATGACCCGTTCGCAGGAGGACCGGGACCGCTACAATACGCAGCTTCAATCTGCGTTGCAGCAGTCGCAGAATTATATGTCCCAGTATCAGACGGGGGCACAAGGCCAGAATCAGCAGTTCAATCAGGCCATGGCACGGTATATGCTGCCATATCAAACTGCGAATCAAACGGCGGGCCTTATCGGCGATGCC